TAAGCAACCTCTCGATATATCATCACTAACCCATTTAATAAGATCAGCGTTGTAGACATCCACTAATGAGTCTGTTATCTCATGTAGTACATCTTCTAGGTCGTCTTGGTCGTACTCATTAACAAAGTTCTGTAATAAATCAGTAATGATTTCATAACGCCAATTATTGGGTAATTCATCACCATGTAGCTCTCTTACAAAATCTTGATAAGTTTCTTTCTGATCCTCTTTTAATGAGATATGTCCACAAGGTTCAATATTAAAAGCATCATAAAACTTTCTTAACTGTTCCTTTTGGTTTGTTGTTGTAATCATTTGATTAATAAGTTACTGGGACTAGTACTGCTATCTATTAGTTAACTATTAGATAACTAGTACTGTGTACAGTATTACTAAGAGGTGGGCATCGATAAAATAGAATAACAAATATCTTAACACTTTGTAACAATAGACCCTCTATATATCCCCTATGTTCTATTTTTTATGTCCAAATTGTCCATTATTGTGTCCAAAGTTCCTAGAACCCTATCTATTACTAGTATGTAGAACTGTCTCTATAACAGTACTGCAATAAAAAGACTGTAGTTATAGTAAGAATCCACAGAAAAAAGTCTATACATAGGGGTAAATTTTAGTTTTGTATATATGCGTAAACCCCTGAAATTTTTGTTCCAAAATTATTTCAGACCTATGTATAGGTTATCTATAAGATACCTAATAGTTATCTATAAGATTACCTATAAGAAGACTATAAGACCCCTATAGACTGCCCAGAAGTGTCTTATAGGGGTCTTATGTTATTTATTTTAGTAAATTATTCTGATGATGATAGTTCTTTGGGAATTCTGTGACTATGTATTTAACTATTATGGTCTTAGGTGTCTTAACTGGGCAGTAATTTGTCAGAGCCAAATCACTACCCACATTCTGTGGTAGCTATCCCCCCCTATAATCCCCCCCTTTCATGGGTTATTTATCTACAAGTGCAACCTAATAAGTGTTGCTTATAAATCCATCGGAGGAAGCATTAGAATTTCTTATCTGTGCAGGTGTTAGACCCAGTGCTGTTTGTGTAACAGAATTGTTAATAGCAGAACCCCAGTTATCGAGGTGAATGGAAAGTAATTCTTCTTTACGAGATTTGATATTACGGTCTTCATCCTGGTTCATATATTCAGTCCAGTAGGCTACAGCACCTGATAGAGCGTCAAGGATGTCATCGTGTACAAGAGAACCTCTATGTTTTGTAATGCGAGACATTTGATAGAAGAGTTGAAGTTTTAATTTACGTTCTGGTGCTTCGTTAGGGTTGGATCTATAGTCTTTTTCTACGACTTTACGGTCGAATATAAGCCTGTGAGAGTTCATAACAGGTTCAAGGGTATCTATTATGCGTAGTTCTTTAGTCTTTGTATTGCGAACGTCTTGTACTTCACAGGGGTGGTAACGCATAAGGAAGGGTTTAAGTAGTTCAGCAAACATACCACCACCCATATTAGATTCAACGAGTATGGTATTTACTTTATTTGTCTTAGCTATTTTGGATAGTGTTGTTAATACAGCGTCTGAGTATCCCCCGTTTAGTCCACCAGCATCAGGAACGTATAAGTTACCGTTAAGCATCTTTACTACAGCGTAACCAGTGGCATCTCTACCCTTTCCTGAGGGGTCAATGAACATTACAGAGCCTGTATATTCAATCCAGTCACCGAATTGCTGTGCAGGTCTGTAGAAGTGGTCTCCATTGAAGCCAACACATGGTAATTCTTTGATGACGTATTCAGGAGATGATGACCAAATTACTTTTTCTGGAGCATGATCAGGGTTTACTGAAGAGATTATTAGGTCTGATAGTTTAAGAGGGTAACGGTCTTGATCACTAAGGCTAGTATCTAGCATGAACTGTAGAGAGAACCCAGAACGCCCATAAGAGGCTTCACGTTCCATAAGATCTATTGATGAGAACCTATCAGGGTCAACAGGATCTTTAGGCTTTACAAGCTCTTCTGACAGCCTCTGAGCTAGCTTAGGAGCAAGTCTATCTCCATAGTTGTTTTTAAGTTCTGGATAACGTGCAGTCCATATGCGTGTTGTATATCCTCTTTCTTCAAGGGTAAGATATAAAGATTGTTCTGTTTGCGGTGTACCGAGAAAGGTAATTTTACCGCTTGGTTTCAGTATTGCATCAAATTCTTTTACAGCTTCTGATAATTTGTCTCTCATTGGTTGAGTAAAGCTGTTATTAGGCACCTCTACATCATCAGCTATAACTTCATCTGCTCTACTACCAGCCATCTGTCCTAAGACACCCTGAGACTTTACTGAAGGGGCATGATCAGCAGATGCAGGTCCAACATCAAAACTTATCTTACTGTTCCTTTGAGTGTCTTCTGGACGCAACGGAGCTAATATTGGCATCTCATTGATAAGACGCATGGTGAACGTACTGAAGTTGTCTGCTCTGTCTTTACTTGCTGAGACTACAAGGAACTTTAGTTGTGGATTCATCCGTAGTTTCCACACGACATAGGTAGAAGTTATCCAACTCTTACCTACGCCTCTAAAGGCCTGTATGATCTTTCTACGTGGTCCATGCTGTAAATACTCAGCAATGTCTAATTGAACTGGTGTAGGGTCAGGTAGGTTAAGATGTCGCCAAGTTATGATTAGAAAGTATCTAAAGTCTTGTAGTTTCTCAGGAAGCGGTTGCATATTCTTTAAATAAAGATAATTGTTCTACTGGTACTGGAAGTTTTTTTTCATCACCATATTGTTTGGCAAGTGCGTGCGCTATCCCTTGAAAAGTTCTACTTCTTGAAACCCAAGATTTATCTTCTGAATACCATTTAGGTAATTTCTTACCACTTGGAGATACATAGAACTCACCTTTATCAACTATCTTTGTAGGTTTTAGTAAAGGTAAGTTTTTTAACCATAGACAGGTTGATTTTTGAAAAGGATCTCCATGTTCATAAGGTTGAATTATCTGGTCAGCAGGTCTTATCTTTGATCCAATCACACTTATAGGATTTTCTATACACCATCTGGGAATATTGCAGTTCATAAGTGTCCTTACAAAATCTAAAGATTCTTTCTGTTCTTTTTCTTTTCGCCAGAAATGCTTAGCACCTGATACTGCCAAGTGTTGACAAGAGGGGTGTGCAATCATCAAATCGAAACCATTGTTTAGGATGTCTCTTACATCACCTTGATAATGTGGACCAGGGGATTCTGTAGGTAATAAATCACAACTTATAGCGTCATGTCCTAAAGCCAAGAAGGCATCACGAGTTCTACCACTATATTCACAGGCAACAAGAACTTTCAAACTATCTTTCTAAAGCAGGTATCACATCAAGGTCTGGTAGGTTTGACATAAGATCTTCCATAGGACTTTTCTCTGTTGGGATACATTCAATGCCATTATCTTTCAACAGTTGTCTTGCTACATTTAAATCACCAGGTTTTGCTTCTCCACTTTTTACCTTGTCTAACAATTCTTGTATGAGAACTGTATGAAGGGATTCTAATAATTCTAATTTATTTGCTTTTTCCATAGTTAAAATGTTCTTGCAACCAATATACCTTGTTTTAGAAATTTATGCCCAATACAGCTACAGTCGGACAACGATTTAAGATTGATGATCGTGTCGTAAGAAATCATACGATTGGATACTCAGGTAGTAAATATAAGAAACATATAGGAACAGTTACAGAAGCCGTTACAAGAGCTAATAAGCTTGGTGTTAATCAATATTATTATAAAGTCTTATGGGATGATAAAAGATCATCTGAACACGCTCAGCATAGCCTTAAACCTGTCAAGTAGTGTCTTTTTTGTTTTATATTTTTTCTTTTTAGTTAGTTTTACGTTTTTTGTTCGGTGGTGTTCTGCCATTTCATAGCGTATAAGCTTTGTATTCATTTCTGAAATACGATCTATGGCAGCCATAATAAGAAAATCTTGTAGTTTATTTTCTTTCATCAGTTCAAGGCAAACTTCTCTAACAACAGCATCAGGCATTTGTTTTATTTCTCTTCTTCTGATTTCAATATCAAGTTCTATTTCAGTTGGTGTTTTACCAATAAGAACTTCGTAAAATTCTTGATGATTCATACTTGTTACTAGGTACTTCCCAATTATGTATATGTTTGCTAATTTTGACTTGACTACCTCACACAGTCAATAAACCCTATTTTTTCTCCCTATAGGGTTTTTTATTATTTATGGAAGATCAAGAAGAAAAAGATGGTAATCGTGTTGAAACGATTGTCAAGATTGCAGTCTTAGTATGGTCAGCGACCATGCTTAGTTTGAGCTACTATGAGCCTCCAAATGGACAGAAGATAGTAGACTTCGATCCAACCTTCATCGCTTCGATCTTTAGTGGATCTTTAGCTTCCTTTGGTTTGCAGGTTGGTAAGAAAAAGAACAATAACGCACCTAAAATAGTAGATAACAAAGATACTAATGTAGGAATCAAATGAAAAAACTAATTCCATTTCTATTTATCGTCAGTAGTCCTACCGCAGTACTAGCTGACATTTCTCACTCGATCCAAAATATAGTTTCTGTGTCAACAATAGGAGCTTCATCTACGGCTAATCGAGTCGGTACAACTTTCTCTGCATCAGGCACAAATGTTACTCCTACTGCAAGTGAAACTGCTAATGCTATTGGTACGTTAGATTTAACAGATAATCAAATTACTAACGGTGTTCCTACCATAGATTCAACAACTACTTACGCAGTGACTACAGCAGGTGATGCTTGGTCTGTTTCTGAAAGCTACATTCAAGGTGATGCTATTCCTGCAAGTTTTTTAGGAACAACCGTAACAAATGGTGCTGTGCCATCACTGCCTATATTCGGAGATACAACAACAGTAAGTGGAGGAGATATTGGTACAACAGCTATGACAATGGACAGTGGTGGTGCGATGACAGTTAACCTATCTGCTACAGGAGCAGGAGTTACAGCACAGATGTCCAATACAATAAAATTAGAAATTGATTAATGAGGTGGCTTGTACTTTTATTTCTTGCAATACCTAATGCAAAAGCTGGAAGTATTACTCCTGCCTTTACTACAGGTCAGATTGAATCTACCAGTACAAGTAAAACAGTTATTGTGGAAACTATCGTTACAGAGAATTATAGGACAGGCTATAGCTACAGTTTGCAAGGAACTAATATTGCACCTTCAAAAAATACAATTATTTCACCTGACGCAACCTATACAAACACGCAAACTATTAATGGAGTGTCCTTTAAATGGGTAACTCCAGAACTGACAACAAAACCACAATGGGAGGTAGTAGATCCAACAAAAGCATTTTCGATTACGGAAAACTTTTTAGCTCCTGGTTTAGATGCAACAAGCACCGTCCAAAGAACAATAAATACAGAAAGTCAGACAACAAGTTTAAGTATTTTCTCGCAATAGTTTTATTGGGTTTATCGCCCAAAACCCTTGCAAATACTGTAAGCTCGCCCTCTGCGAGCTCTAGTGGTACGGTGATCAATAATGGATATCAAAGTATATCGGGAGGATTCCCAACTCACAGGTTTTCAAATGGAATACAATGTCAGCTACCCACTCTTGGAATCAACCCCTTCATTACTAAGGGAGAAAATTTTAGCCTACCAAAATCTACAAC